CGTTCTGTGCTATAGAGTGCTTTATAAACCAGTTTCAGCAAAAAGAAAAGCACCCGGATTTCAACGAATCCAGGTGCTTTTTGTTGGTGGAGGCGATGGGAGTCGAACAATTAAATTTGATATTGCTACGTCAAAAATAGGAGACGTTATGGCTCTATCACTTTGCATTTGCGCTTGTTGTGCGGCTTGCAAAATATCCACTTGTGCTAGGGTACAAAAAATAGTGTTACCAGAAATGTTACCAAAATCAGCCCTGCGCTTTCTGAAAAGCTGCTGTTGTTGCGGCTGCCAAATCTTCACGCTGCCCCTGCAATTCATGCCGGTATACACCGGCAGTGTCCATGTTCTTGCTATGGCCCACGAGCATCTTCAGCTGGCTGTCAGTCAGGACGCTGGATTCAACACTGACAAAGGTGTGCCGCAGCTCGTAAAGTGAAACTTTCGGCTCAAGCCCGTTTGCTTCCTGATAGGATTCCCAGCGGCGATAGAGCGCGTGTTCTGACGGGATCTGAAACAGCGGGGTATTGTAGTTCAGAAGTATACCTTGAGCCTTCAGAAGCTGCACCTGTGCCTCGTATGCCTCGCGAGCTTCCTTGCCCATGTCAAAAGAGCGGATTGCGTTTTCGTTTTTTCCGGTCGTCTGTTCCCGGTGCACGTTGATGCTTCGCCGAAGGTTGACCGTGTTCCCTTTGATGTCACCATACCAGAGACCAATCAGCTCCCCGGGGCGCAGGCCGGTCGCAACTGCAAAACGGTAGGCGTAGATATATTCATCAAATACCGGCTTTCCGTAGTAGGTACGGGTATCTACGCTAAACAGCACCTTCAGAGCGGTGGGCTGAAGAATTGTGCGTTTTCCCATTCTCGCATTCTTCGGGATAGACAGGTCGGGGTAGAGTGTCGTGTACTTGTTCCTTCGGCACCACTTGACAAAGGCGGTTTCCGCAGCCCGGATCGTCATAAGCGTCTTTCGGCTCAACGGCTGGTTTGAGATGGGCTTGCGCTGGTTCTTTTTCTGTGAGCGCTTCCGGAACGAAACGTCAATGGCCTTTTGAAGATCGCCCTCGGTTAACTCGTCAATGCGGATATTCCCACAGGTCGGCAGGATATAGCAGTCCCCGTAACGCTGGCATTGTGTCACATAGGATGTCCCGCAAGTCAGCTTCAGTTCTTCTACCCACTGGGCATAGAGGGCAGCTACCTTCTTTTTTCCGTCTCTGATGCTATCGTCAAGCCAGGCATCGGCCTTTGCGTTGGCTTCCCGCTGGCCGGTGCGGCCAGGCGTGCTGCTGTAAAACCGTTTGCGGGTGCCGTTCTTCTGCACCGCGATGCACCAGCGGCTTTCCTTCTCGACCCAAAACGCCGTGTTGACCCGTTTTTTCATAAAATCCACCTCCATACACAAGGGTACACTTTGACAAGCCTGCCCGGAGGTGGTATCATAGTCTGTGCAGAGGTTCGCCAAAATCTACTGTACAGAGCCGTGACGCCTTCGGGCAAGCGGTTCGGAAACCTCCTTCGGTGCTGGTAACACCGGGGGAGGTTTTTTTATTTGTTTGTGCAAATCAAAATTATGCTATACTTTAGCATAATTTTGATGTATAATGAACGTGAACGAATCTTTTCATTCATACACAGAAAGAAAGGTGCTATCATGTCAGAGCGTCAGAATGCCGTCGAACTTTATCTTGACGAAAAAGACTTCAAAATGAAGTTGAACGGTGTTGAAGTCCATCGCGTCAAAGGCTTCTCCATCCAGTGCGATGCGGGCCATCCCCTCGCAGATATGACGCTGAACATTTCGGTGGACAAACTGAAACTCGGTTAATGGAGTTTACTCCACACATCCAGCGTCTTGTCAATGCCGCGTTCGACAGCCGTTTCGCCGTACTCGATAGCCTTCGGAAACAGATCGCAGGCACCCATCATGTAAAGGTCGATATAGCCATCATCACGCAGTTCCGCAAGCGCCTCTCTCACGTCATCCCACGGGATCCCCGGCAATGCAGCCGACACATCTTCTGATGCAAAATATTTTGCCTGAGACTTCGGCAAGGTTTTGCGGCGCTCCGTGTATGCACGATAAAGTTTCAGCAAGACCTTTTCGGTATCTTTTGTCATCCCGTATTTTCTCCTTCTGCGCCCTCGGTGTTCGCAGCACCGGGGGCGTTTTTGTTTAGTTCACATCAGTTATTCAAAGCCTTTGCGCGCACAGTCGGGCTTGCTGCCTTGAACAGATCATATGCGTTCAAGACATCCGTAATTGCCTGACGCTCTTCGGGGGTGACTGTGTGGTCGATGCTGCCACCATCGCCGCTGTATCGGATAATGATTTCATCAGCGCTCAAAATATTCTTAAACCACTGGATATCTTCATCATCGCCCATAAAAGATGTCAGTTCCCAGTACTGCTTTCCATCATAGCCACGATCCACATCCGTCCAATCAATCGTGTAGGTATATTTATACTCGCCCGCGCGAATCGTAATCGTGTCCAAGTACACATATTTGTTGCCGCTACACAGAACCATGAAAAACATTGACGGATCATTGGTGCTGCCATTTACAAAGAAGGGCAGTATATAGCTTTTGCCTTGATTGCTCAGTCGGTCTTCCGTGGGTGACACATAGCTTCTTGCGTCCTCGACCTTATCGTAACTGATTTTCAGCTTTGCAAGAGCGTCTTTCAGTCCCAGCACCTGCTGGGCTTCTGCCAACACCGCAAAGTTACTGACCTGCGCCTTGCTTGCATCGTCCAATTCGTTATAAGCATTTACAGCAGCCACAATTGCCGGGCGGCGGGCAGTCGTGACGGTTCCGATTTGGTTGATCAGGCTTTCCACCTGCGCTACCGTCGCAGTATTGCATTCTTCAAGAGCGGCTGTGCTCATATATTCTGCTGGGCTGACAGCCATTGCCGGCGCTGCCACAGATACAAGCGTTGCGGCAATGCACAGCGCTGCAGCGGTCTTTTTCATAGTTTTCTTCATACATAACACTCCTTCGCTATATAGACTGGAATGACTCCGATAATCCAAAATTACCCCACCCAGTGCGTCCAGCCTACGGCCTTGCCCTCAATGTGCACCTCTTCCAGCTGGGGGCCGGTGTAGACCATTGGCGCATAGGCCGGGTTTGCAGGCATCAGGGTCAGCGTGCCTGGGTTGTAATATACCCGCTTGAGGGTGGCTTCGCCGTCAATGCGCACTGCGGCGATTTCTCCGTTCTCCACCTCCGGCTGGATGCGGATATACACCACGTCTTTATCGTGAATGCCGGCATCCACCATGCTGTCACCGTGGCAGGTCAGGGAAAAATCGCACCGGATGTTCTCCGGCACGTCCACCATTTTTTCAATGTTCTGCTCTGCCGTGATGGGTTCCCCACAGGCAATGCTGCCGATCAGCGGAATCTTCTTCATCTTTGGCATCGGCTCAAAGCCCGGGGGGATGGTGGGCTTCTTGGGCTCCGGCTGTTCTTCCCAGCCCATCAGGTAGGCGGGGGTGGTCTGCAGCGCATCAGCAAATGCTGCAATTTTTGATTGTGGGATATCGGCTTTACCATTTTCAATCTTACTTATAGAAGATTTATCTTTATAGCCCATCTTGTGAGCCAGTTCTTCGACTGTTAAGCCAAGCTCCGTGCGGCGGCTTTTGATTCTGTCGTATAGAGTTGCCATAAAATCACCAACCTTCGCTCTTATCTTATCATAGAGTGGAATAATATTCAAGTATTTTTTATTTTTTCCTCAAAAAAGGTTGACTTTATTTCCACTCGGTGCTATTATGTGGTTAGTGGAATTCAATTCCACTTTGAAAGGAGGTGACAACCATGACCGACACCAATGCGCTGCGTTCCATCATTGCAGATTCCGGGCTTAAATATAAGGCCATTGCCGAAATTATGGGCCTGACACCGTATGCTTTGCAGATGAAAATTGATAACGAGACCGAGTTTAAGGCCAGTGAAATTGACACTCTGGCCAATACTCTCGGCATGGACATGCAGCAGCGTGATTCCATATTTTTTTGCAAGAAAAGTGGAATTTAATTACACTTTTGCAAGTTCATCCAAAGGAGGTGAAGAAGATGAGCAACAGCAAAAGGCCCCACGCTCCTAAGGAAGAGAAGCGCGGGGCGCAAGAGATTCAGCTGTCGCACTTGGACAATCGTTTTAGCTGCCAGATAGACGGAACGGTTATCCAGAACGTGAAGGATTATTCGTTGGTTCAGTCCAGCAATGGAAAAGCATTGTTAAACTTGACCATCGAGATCAGTGCGGAAGTTGTGTCAACCACGATACAAGCGCAGATGCAACAGCACTTGTAATCCACGAGTGACGTTCCATCGTTTCGGAAAACTTGGACAACAATCCCTTCTGCGGAGGAATCTGGTCATTTACGATCATCTCAACAAGATCAACTAACTTCTGGACTTGCTCTTTGTCCGGTGCATCTTCAGCTTCTGCCCTTTCCCGCAGTTCCTGAAAATTCGTCTGGTAGTTGATGGTCGCTGTATTGGCTGTTCCAATTACAGAACCGTAAGCTGTACCGATATTATAAATATTACTCTGACGCTGTTCGGTTTCTTTTCGCTTTTTCTCGACTTCGGTCATATAGAACGCTTTTATTTCTTCCTGCTGCTTTTGGAAGAACGATGCCTGCGTTTCCGTTACATAAAGCCGTTCATTGACCGGAGTGATAATAACATCGTCTATTTTAATATCGGTTTTTGGGCGAAATCCAACGTACTGACGGTTCGTTGCCGTTTCTCGGTTTGGCAAACCTGGAACGGTTGCAATAATTTCACCATCTCGCTCAATTTGCATATTCAGACCATGCATTCTTAAAAAATTTTCAAAAATCATTTTTCCATTCACCTCCTTTCCGTCTTTTTATTTTACAGCGAAAGTGAAGTGAATACAAGGAGGTACAAATCCACATGAACAACAACAAAAAGCCCAGCGAACCTGCGAAAGAGGAACGCTGGGTGAAGATAGAAAAGGAAGTTCAGGAGCTTAAACGGAGCAGGTCAATCCTCAGCATCGGCTTGTTCCTGCTGAGCGGCCTGTATGGAATCTTGATCCTCTGCATCATCTTGAGAATCATCCGAATCGAGGACACTTTGACCTCGATCATCCAATTCAACGCTCTGGTTGGCGAGCATCTCCAAAGCCTCGGCGATTCGCTCATTCGTATCCTCAACGATTTTGAAATGCTCCTCCGTGCGCTGTCTGAAGTTTTCTGACCTTTCTGCTTCCTCTCGCTGTATTTCGAGCATTTCCTGTTGATATTCTGCCGTTGCAGACCATGAAGATTCTTCCTTTTTGTCATGTTCGCTGGACAATGCCTGACCTGCCAAAAACAGAAGAATTGTAACGATGATGCTGATAATTCCAACCCAGTCTTTTTGGGGGATTGCATTATCCGGAGTTTTTACTTCGGCGATTTTGGCGTTGATAGTTTCAACCGCCTCTGTAGGTAGAAGTGGTTCGACTTCATCCAGAACAGCTTGAGTACTTGCCAGCGGCACGGTTTCGGATTCTTTTTCGCTGTAAGTACTTTCGCTCCATATCGAGTCTAACTGATCCGCAAAAGCCGCAGCATTTGAGTAAAGATTTGTAATGTTGCTTGTTCGGAGTGCGGTGGTGAGATTTAGCACATTGGAATTCAGCATTTCTGTCGATAACCGGAAAGCGGGACTTTCCATTGCCGATCCGTAGAGCGCCGAAATCTGATTGGTGAAATTGAGATCTGCTCTGGCCTGACCAGCCAGATTCTTGGCGAGATTGGATAGTTGATACTCTGGCACACATAATCTGGCATCTTTCGCCAAGCGGTACGCCATGTTGTTCCATTCTGCGGTTTGGTAAATCGATTTCATCTGGTTGCTCACCATGCGAACAGAATCCGCCATTTTCGCTGCTTCGGACACATAATTGCTGAGTTCTGACAGCTGGTATGCTGCCGTCTGAGCTGCAGAGCTCAACTCGTAAAAATTTTGCATTTTATCACCTCCCTTCTGCCCTATTCTACCGCAGAAGGGAGTCACCCACAAGGAGGTACATCTTCACCATGAACGAAATTATCTTATCCACCCAGAACGGCGAACCAGTGGCATCCAGCCGGGAGGTCGCCAAACGCTTCGGCAAGGAGCACAAGCACGTTCTGGCGGCCATTCGTCAAATTTTAGCAGCCGAAAATTCGGCCACTAAATTCTTCCATGAGACCGCATTTGAGTATCGCGGCCAGCGCTTCCCCGAGTACCTCATGAACCGCGACGGCTTTTCCCTGCTGGCCATGGGCTTTACCGGCAAGGAAGCCGTGCAGTGGAAGTTGAAGTACATCCAAGCCTTCAACGAGATGGAGAAGCAGCTGGCACAGCGCCCGCAGCTTTCCCGCGCCGAGTTGATGGCACAGGCCCTCATTGCCGCCCACGACGAGCTGGAACACAAGGACGCTCAGATTGCAGAGCTGACCCCGAAGGGCATCTTTGCGGATGCTGTAAGCGCCAGCAAGAAGAGCATCCTTGTGGGCGAACTGGCAAAGCTGCTGTGCCAGAACGGCGTGCAGATCGGGCAGAACCGGCTGTTCAGCTGGATGCGTGAGCACGGCTATCTGATCCGCGACCCCAAGCGCAGCGACTATAATATGCCCACCCAGCGGGCCGTGGAAATGTGCCTGTTTGAGATCAAGGAGACCACCGTGGTGCACTCGGACGGCCACACCAGCATCAACAAGACCCCGAAGGTGACTGGAAAGGGACAGATTTACTTTGTGAACCAGTTCCTGAATGGCCGGGCAAAGCGGCTGGAAGCGTGAAAGAAGGTGATAATTTGAAGGTAAACATGAAAAAAATTGAATCCCTGATGATTTTACGGGGAGTAAATGTTACCGAGCTGATGCAGGCTGCTGGCCTTGAGCGGGCTACCTACTACTACATCAAAAAGAAGGGCGGCACCAGCCCCCGGACGCTCAAGGCCATTGCCGACACGCTGAACGTTTACCCCCGCGAGCTTTTGAGCGAGCAGGAGAAGGAGCAGCGTCTTGGCAAGGAGACCGCCTGATGAACGGGCGGAACAAATACTGGCGGGAAGCCCGCTGGGACAAGAACCAGCCTGCACGGCTGGCACACATCAAAGAAAAGAGGTCGAAAAAGCATGATGAAGGTCGTACAGGGCACCTTCCGGCAGATTCCGTACTGGAAGCTGCGGGGGCGGTTCCACAGCTGCGGCTACCGCGATCAGGAAGTCGCTGAACATAGCGGCATTGGCCGGTACACTATGAGCGCCCGGATGAACGGGCACCAGCCGTGGACAAGTAAAGAGATCGTAGCAATTTGTGAACTGTTGGACATCCGGCAGGACGAAATCGGGGAGCTGTTCTTCCCTACTGTTGAGAAAGGAGAATCCGCATGAGAATCAAATCTGGCGTTTGGTACTGGCTTGCAATGGGGAGCTTTGCGACGGGCCTGCTGTACAGCATGGGCCTCGAGGGCACCTGTCAGACCGGCGGCACCATTTCGGACGGTGCGTTCATTACGGCTATGGTGCTGATTCTGCTGGCGGTGTTCTTCATGCGGCTGGGCTTTGCAGCCGAAGCGCGTGAGAAGCGGCCCCGCAAGATTCACAAGCCGCAGGCCAATACCGTGAAGAGCGGCAGGAAGGCGGGCTGACACCACCCATGAATAAAGGAAAGCACTTTACCCGCGTTTGTTTGGACTGCGGCAAGGTGATGGAAAATGTTGCTGGCAACCTGCGCTTTTGCGCTTCCTGCCGCAGAGAGCGCCACAACCAATATTGCAGGGATTATAGGGCGCGTAATGAAAACGCTACCAGCGTCATGTGGTACACCGTCTGGGATGCCAAAACCGGCGATCTGCTGGCATCCGGCACGTCTGAGATGTGTGCCCGGCGGCTGGGCTACAAGAGCGCGAACAGCTTTGCGTCTGCCGTCAGCCATGGGCTCAGCGGCAGCCATCGAACTTACAAGTACACATTTGCGCGGGAACGTATCGACCGCAGCGAGGTGGACAGCCTGCCGCCGGTACGCACTATACGAAAAAAGCCCGCCGGTGCGCCAACACCGACGAGCTGCAAGGGATGGTGAGTTTGAACGACTTCATCACCCCGATGATACCACAAAATCGGAGGTTTTTACAGATGGAAAAAAATTATGTTGAGATTCAGGGCCGCTTTTCGAGCGACGGCAGGTTTGTGGGCGGGAACTATGTCCCGGAAGTCATCGACAAGCTGATGAACGATGTCTATTCTACCCTCGGTCAAGCAGGAAGCCTGTACCGCCTGCGCGTCACGGTCGAGGTCAAAGATCTGGGTGCCGAGGTCAAGTTCGGGAAGCCTGCAAGTGAAACGCAGCACTCCCCTGCTCCGCAGCGTTTGACCGCTGGAAAGCTGATTCCAGCACCGGATGCCTCCCCTGTCGCCATTGACCCGGCACCGGAGGTGACAGTATGAACCCGATGTATGATCTCGCCCTTGACGGATTCGGCCCGGCACTTGAGCCGCCGGATGACTACTATTTCCTGCAGCGAGGGGCAGAACAGACCGAAGATCAGGAGGATGAAGAGTAATGGAAAGCACAAGCATTTACGCCGCTCTGGCCGCTGTGCAGAGCGAACTCAAGGCCCCTAAAGGGCAGATGAACACCATCGGCGGGTACAGGTATCGTTCCTGTGAGGACATTTTGGAAGCAGTGAAGCCTATTCTCAAGGCTCATGACCTGCTGCTTACGCTCTCCGATGAACCGAAGGTTCTTGAGGGGTGGCACTACATCGAAGCCACTGCAAAATTGGAATCTCTGGATGGCGGCTGCATTTCCGTGAAGGCATACGCAAGAGAGCCGGAGCAAAAAACCAAGATGGACGCTGCACAGGTGACGGGAACATCCAGCAGCTACGCCCGCAAGTATGCCCTGAACGGCCTGTTCTGCATCGACGATACCAAGGATGCCGACACGGACGAGTATCATGCGGCAGAAGGTCGAAACCCCGCAGGTGTGAACAAGCCGCAGAAGCAGCCTGCTCAGAAGCGTGAAGCTCCTGCTCCGAAGCGTGAAGCTCCTGCTCCGAAATCGCAGCCTGTACAGGAAAAGTCTTTTGTCTGCGCCTGCTGCGGCAAGCCCTTGCAGCCGGTGACCTATAAGGGCCGCACCGTGGAACCGGCAGAGACCGCCGCAAGCACCAAGAAGAAGTTTGGGCGCGTCCTGTGCTGGACGTGTGCCCAGAAACAGCCGAAGGAGGACTGATCTATGCTGAACACGATTGCAATTATGGGCCGCCTGACCCACACCCCGGAACTCCGCACCACCACAAGCGGCAGGGAAGTCTGCTCTTTTGATATCGCCTGCGAACGCAGCTATTCTGCAAATGGCCAGCGCGAGACGGATTTCTTGCCCTGCGTTGCATGGGGCAAAACGGCACAGTTCGTGTCCCAGTATTTCAGTAAGGGCAGCATGATCGCCGTCAATGGCAGCTTGCAGACCCGGAAATATCAGGACAAGCAGGGCAACAACCGCACTGCCTATGAGATTCAGGTGCGGGAGGCAAGCTTTTGCGGCTCGAAAGCCCCTGACAGCACGTCTACACGGGGGTTTGATGAACAGACGGAAAGTTATTCCCGCGAAGCTAGAAACGCTCAGAGCGCCCAGCAGGCGGCTGAGACCGGCACGGACGATTTTGCCGTTATCAACGATGATGAAGATTTGCCGTTCTGAGCGGCAGAAATGAGGGAGAGAAAAATGTCAGCAACAAGATATATTATGCCGGAAGAGGTGCGCAAGGCAAAGCTTCTTCTCAGTAAGGGTCTGTCAGATGCAGAGGTCGCAGCCATTAGAGGTTAAGATCATTGACCTGTAAAAACCCAAGAAAACCCATCGGTTTTTTCAAAAACCATTTGGTTTTCAAAAACGGAAAGGAGGTGGTTAGTGGTGGACGATATCGAAATGTCCCGCCCGAAAGGGCTGCTGATCCTGTTCACATCGTTCAAGATGTTGGATATTCTGCCAGATTCAGAGTTCCGTCATGTCGTGAACGCTATGCGGGCCTATGTGGAAACCGGGAGCGAACCGGAAGGCCTTGAGCTTATCGAACAGGTGGCGTTTGAATCCCAGCGAGAAGCAATGAACGGGAGCATTGAGACGTACCAACGCTCTATTTTTGCAAATCGACAAAATGGTAAAAAAGGCGGAAGGCCCAGAAAAGCCACTGAAACCGACGGGATTGCAGAAGAACTCACAGAAACCCATGGGTTTTCCGAGAAACCCACAGAAACCGATAAAACCTATAATAAAAACAAAAATAATAATAATTCAGATACTAAAGTATCTGATAGTAATAGCGCTGAAGCGCTGCCCCCTACCCTCAAAAGCAGGTTTTCACCGCCTGATGTTGAAACGGTGAAAAGTTACTTTGCGGAGAAGGGCGGAACGGAAGGGCAGGCTATTCGGTTCCATGCCTATTACGAATCCAACGGCTGGAAGGTGGGCCGGAATCCCATGAAAAACTGGAAGGCAGCAGCATCCGGGTGGATATCCCGTGATAGGGATGAAGCAAAAAAGGCGAATGCCCCGCGCAACCGGGCGTTCATGGCAAGCCGCCCGGCAGAGGAAGCCGAAAATGCAAAGAATTTTCTGGCAGACGCAGCCCGGCGAAGGCCGTTGAAAAAGCAATAGCCGGTACACACGCGCTCAGACCGGCATACGCGGCCCTCTGAGCATGGTTTTAGGGTAAACCGGCAAAGTTTTATACCACAAAACGCAAAACGCCGTTCATGGCCGTTTATCGTGCTCTGAACGCATGGAGGTAAAAAGCACTATGAACCTGTATGAGATCAACTCGCAGATTTTGGACTGCATCGATCAGGAGACCGGCGAGGTTATGGACATCGACCGGCTGGAAGAGCTGAACATGGCAAAGGCCGAGAAGGTGGACAACATCGCCTGCTGGGTAAAGAATCTCGAAGCCGATGTTGCGGCCTTTGAAGCGCAGGAAAAGGCTTTTGCTGACCGCAAGGCAGCCGCAAAGCGCAAGATCGACAGTCTCAAGCACTATCTGACCGATGCTTTGGGTGGGCAGAACTTCAGCAGTGACCGGTGCGCGGTGAGCTTTCGCCGCAGCAAGGTCGTCTGCGTGCTGGATGAGGCTGCAGTTCCTGCCGAGTACATGACCGAGAAGACCACCCGCACACCCAACAAGACGGCCATTGCGGCCCTGCTCAAGACCGGCACGACAGTGCCCGGCTGTGAGCTGGTGGAACGTGTAAACCCGTCTGTGAAGTGAGGGGGATGGGACGATGGATGAAGTTAGGCTGATTGACGCAATTTCTCTCGAAAAGGAAATGCTGGAATATGCTCGGTACGTTGGTTGTGAAACCACAAACGAGTGTGAAAGCACCGCCGAAAGCTGTGCGGACATGGTGAGTAGCGCACCAACCATTGACCCGGAAACACTGCAGCCGACATGGCGCAACCCTGAAACGGACCCGCCCAAGGTCGAAACCGAAGTGCTGATTTTGTACCGCAACGATATTGACGGATACAGTATTACGACAGCGCACTATGAAGACGGGAGCGTTTTTTTACAAGATAGCGCATGGTATTGGGAAGACCTTCCCGATTGGGGGACATACGACGAGGAGCGGGACGACTACAAAATCCCGAAAGGCTGGTGGGAATACCGCCACTTCAACCCGGACGACGTTTACAACAACAAGATAGACCGCCCCGTGGTGGGCTGGATGCCGCTGCCGCCGGAGGAGATTACAAAATGAGCGAAAAACGTATGGTCTACGCGGAGGACGTGATCCAGAGAATCCGCGACATGGCCCCGGAAATCCTGGGCGGCTGGTATAACCCATACATGGAGAACGAGTTGGAACAGCTTGTTTGCATTGTTGAAAGCACTCCGACGGCAGCCGTCCCTGATGTCCAGCGTTGGCGCAAGACCGCAGAAGAGCCGCCGACTGAAAAAGATTCTGCGCACGGAAAAGTTCTCGTGAAGTACATGGATGCGACTTTTGCTCAATCAGCAACGTGGGACATCGTGGCAGGTGCACCGGATACTTTTCCTCTTTGGATGCCGATGCCTGAACTGCCGGAGGAAAAACGCTCATGACATTAGGATTTGCGATGTTCGCCGCAACGTTTATGGTTGCTGTTGTTGCAGCTATCATGGCAGTCTGCTATGCGCTTGTCTGGCTGCTGCGCGATCACCCCATAGCTCTTGCAGCAACTACCGCTTTTATGATTTGGATGCTTGCTGTGGCTCTGATCTACAAAGTAGGAGGTGCGCCGTGATTGAAGTCGAACAGCTTTCGCTTTTCACAATGCTGTCCCCTGTTCCGCCTGCCGTAGCAGTCTGCTGTATGGATGGAAGCCGGGTTGATGCTACACCTGCAGAAAGCTGGATGCAGCGGCTTGTGCAGGGCGGTGAGTATGTCGTTCAGGTCGCTAGTCATCCGATGGTGCTCAGACCGGCAGATGGCACGGAAGAAACCATTCCGGACGGACACAGGTATTATCACTACACAATCGGGAACCGCCTGTTTTCGGGCGTTTTTGTGGGGAGAGCCAAAGCGTAACGGCTCGCAATATATGGGAGATGAAAACGTGACATACAAAGAATTTTTGGAGCGCAAAATCGACATTGCGCCCCTGTCAGGCATTGAGATTGACCCCGCAGAGGTCAACCCGGTGCTGAAAGATCACCAGCGCGTGAGCGTCCTGTGGGCGCTGCGCGGCGGTCGGCGCAGCATCTTTGCCCGCTTCGGTCTGGGCAAGACGGTCATGCAGCTGGAATGGTGCAGAATCCTTCAGAAGCACGAGGGAGGCCAGACACTCATTGTGATGCCGCTGAACGTAATGCCGGAGTTCCGGGCAGATGCGGTCAATCTGCTGGGCATGGAAGAACCGCCCTACTGCAAGACCATGGCCGAGGTGGAGGCCAGCACGGCCCCCATCATCCTGACCAACTACGAGAGGGTTCGCGATGGCGATATTGACCCGCACCGCTTCACGGCGGTCAGTCTGGACGAGGCTGCAACGCTGCGCAGCTTCGGCAGCAAGACCTACCAGAGCTTCATGCTCAAGTTCAAGGGCGTGAAATATAAGCTGACAAACACCGCGACCCCGGCCCCGAACCGGTTCAAAGAGCTGATTCACTATGCGGGCTTTCTGGAAGTGATGGACACCGGACAGGCGTTGACCCGCTTTTTCAAGAGGGACAGCACCAAGGCCAACAATCTGACCTTGTATCCTGGCCGCGAGCGCGAGTTCTGGATCTGGTGCGCCAGTTGGGGCCTTTTCCTGCAAAAGCCGAGCGACCTCGGATTCTCGGATGACGGCTATTCACTGCCGCCGATGGATATCCGATACCACAAGCTGAACAGCCTTGACCGGCCCGCCGAGTTTGAAGCGGACGGCCAGATGAAGCTCGGCCATGATGCCGCCATGGGCTTGTCGGATGCAGCCAAGGAGAAAAGGGACAGCATCGATATTCGCGCCGCCGAGGTAGCCCGCATCATTGCGGAGGCACCGCCGGACGAGCATTTTGTGGTCTGGCACGATTTGGAGGACGAGCGCAAGGCGCTCAAAAAGGCCGTGCCGGAGATGGTCGATATCTACGGCAGCATGGAGCTGGAAACCAGAGAGCAGCGGGTCATGGACTTCGCACAGGGCCGCACCCGCATCTTCGGAACCAAGAAAAGCCTGTCCGGTTCCGGCTGCAATTTCCAGCGCCATTGCCACCGCGCCATTTTCATGGGCATCGACTACGAGTTCAACGACTTCATTCAAGCCATTCACCGCATCTACCGTTTCCTGCAAAAGTCCCCGGTCATCATCGACATCCTGTACATGGACACGGAGACGGAGGTGCTGCTGGCGCTGCAACGCAAGTGGAGACAGTACGATGAACTGAGCGAGCAGATGGAGGAAATCATCAAAGAATACGGTCTCGGTAGCCTTGCGCTTGAGACCCTGAAGAGAACGATAGGATGTGAGAGAGTGGAAGTCAAGGGAAACAATTACACGGCCATCAACAACGACTGTGTGGAAGAAGTCCGGAACTGGCCAACGGACAGCATTGACCTGTATGTGACTAGTATCCCGTTCGGAAACCATTACGAATATTCGCCCTCGTACAATGACTTCGGCCATAACCCGGATGATGCAGAGTTCTTCCGTCAGATGGACTATCTGACCCCGGAACTGCTGCGCACCCTGAAGCCGGGTCGCGTGGCTGCAATCCATGTGAAAGATCGCGTGGAGTTCGCCAACGTCACCGGCCTTGCAGCGCCGACCATTGAGCCGTTTCACGCGGACTGTATCGCTCATTTCCGGAAGCATGGGTTCGCCTATTTCGGAATGATTACGGTTGTCACGGACGTTGTCCGGGAGAATAACCAGACCTACCGTCTGGGATGGACGGAGCAGTGCAAGGACGGCACGAAGATGGGTGTTGGCTGCCCAGAATACATCCTGCTGTTCCGCAAGCTGCCCACCGATTGCAGCCGTGGATATGCCGATACGCCGGTGAAGAAGTCCAAAGAGGAATACACCCGCGCCCAGTGGCAAATTGACGCTCACGCATTCTGGCGCAGCAGCGGCGACCGGCCTTTCACCCGCGAGGAACTGGAAAAAATCCCGACCTCCAAGCTGCAAAACGTATACCGCAAGTTCAGCCGGAACAGCGTCTACTCCTACGAGGAACACGTCAAGCTCGCGGAAAGTCTGGACAAGGATGGCCGTTTGCCGTCCACGTTCATGGTGGTCGCTCCCGGCTCGTGGGACATGACCGTCTGGGACGATATCAACCGGATGCGCACCCTAAACACCACCCAGAGCCAGCGGCGGCAGAACCTCCACGTCTGCCCGCTTCAGATCGACATCGTGCAGCGCCTGATTGAGCGGTACAGCAATGAGGGCGAACTTGTTGCTGACCCCTTTGCAGGGCTTTTCACGGTGCCGTATGAAGCGGTGAAGATGAACCGCAAGGGCAAGGGCGTGGAGCTTAACCCGGATTATTTTCGTGACGGCGTGGGCTATCTGGAATCTGCGGATGCAGAAAAGGATGCACCCACTCTGTTTGACCTGTTGGAGAATGGAGCTTGAACATGAGTAATGACAACATGAGCCGGAACGCCGAGCATTATGCAGATCCGACCCCCTGCGCAGCTTTCCGCAGCATGCAGAAGGATGAGCGGCAGAAGGAAGCTGCCAAACTGCTGCAAATCAGCCTCCTCGTGCCCCTGCTTCGGCAGGTGGCCGAGTGGGCAGGTTTTGAGATCATTGGACGAATCCCCTTGCGGGACAAGGCAACTGGAAAGGAGTATCGGTAAAATGACGCAGAGAGAGATTCAGGAAAACCTCATTCGCACCGTTCGCGATATGCTGCTCACCTCCTGCGAGAAGATGGGCGCTCAGAGCATCGAACATTGCTGGACGCGGCACGATGGCACGGAGGTAAAGCTGATCCTTGCCATTCACCCGGCTGGTGAGAAGGAAGAAAAGCCGGAGGATAAGCTGTACACCTATGCGAGAGCTGCTGTCCAGAAATTTGGCATGAACAAGCAGGTCGATATGGCTATCGAGGAGATGTCCGAGCTTACCAAAGCACTGCTCAAGTACCGCCGGGCATCGGATTGCGCGACTACTGTAAAGAGCGGCGACAACATCCGTGAAGAGATGGAAGATGTCAGAATCATGCTGGCCCAGCTCGACTGCATCTATGGCCATAGTCCTCAGTGGGCCGAAAAGAAGCTGGCCCACCTCAAGGAGCTGGTCAAGGGCGAGGAAGGTGATGGAGATGTCTGAGCATTTCAAAATTGATTGTAACCTCGTGGATGACCGACGTGCTATTGCCGCTATTCTGGCTTATAACGGATATGTTGTCCGCATGGGAAAAGAGAAACGGGGCGGTAAGTCTGCCCAGATCTATTTCGTGGAGTATTGGAGAGGCGACGATGAGCGAGAAAATGAGCACTGAACGCGCGGCGGAGATCCTCAACCCGGCGCACCGCGAGAGTTACGAGAGTATGGAGCCAGTGAACGAGGCTTGCAGGATGGGCCGGGATGCTCTCCTGCTGAAGATTCCTCGCAGCCCCTTCCCGGACGGCGACAAGAGTATTCTGGCTTGCCCCAACTGCGGCAGCGGTGAATACCTGCACAACATCGACACGGCCCGGAACGTGTTCTGCGGCCAGTGTGGACAGGCTATCAAGTGGGAGGACGACGATGAATAGACCCAGAACGGCGGCCAGCATTCGCCGCAGCTATACCGGTGCCCGAAGCCGCGCAGAGGGCGAAGGCTTTGAGCACATCATTGACAATGCCTGCGCCTATTACAGATCCATCGGCCTTGCAGACATCGAAAAGACCCCAGAACCGATGCGTCCGATTGGAAGCCCGGACCGTGCTGGCCGGTTCCTTGCCTGCTACACGAAACAGGCCCAGCCGGACTACAAAGGCATTCTCAAAGGCGGAAGAGCCATCAATTTTGAAGCAAAGCACACTGACAGTGACCGGCTGACCTTTGATCGTGTGTTGGCCGCACAATCGCTTCGTCTGAGCCGCACAGAAGCCCTCGGAGGTGTCGCCTTTGTACTATGCTCATTTAGCGGCAGGGCTTTCTACCGCGTCCCGTGGGCCGTCTGGAAGGACATGAAGCGCCTGTTTGGCCGAAAGTACATCACCCCTGCTGATTTGGTGGAGTACCGCGTCCCGTTCGCAGCGCCCGGAGTGTTGCTATTTTTGGAGGGAGTAAAGGAGAAAAAAGATGATCTTCACATGTGCACCTGAAAATGAAAAGCGAGACGGTGTAGACTACCGCGATGTCAAGGCATGGTTTCAACAGTGCAGGGACTACAAGATAGACGTGGATAGGCAACTTGAACGTATTCACAGGATCTATGGCAGCGCTACAAAGATTACGCAGAACCTTTCCGGTATGCCTACTGCGTCAGGAAACGGAGACAAAATCGGTAATGCTGCTGTGGATATCATTGAGGAACAGACGCGGTATCGGGAGATGGTGAAGCGGCTGACAGCGTTGCAGAACGAGGCAACAAAGCGGGCATATTGCCTTGTCGTTGCTACAGAGTGTGCAAATGCGATCGTAGATTTTTACGTTAATGGAAAAACGCAGGATCAGATTGCCGATGAAACAGGGGTTTCCGGTGTTGATATTGTCCGGAAGCGTATTAACCGGGGTTGCAAAGCTCTTGCAGAGATCTGGTCAGACTTCAGCACTGTATGAATTGTACAAATTGCATAGAAAGGCACCGTTTATTTTGTGATGTCCCGGCACTCCCGAAACGGGGCGCAGTAAGGTAAAATCAGTACAAGCGGAACCGCGCACAGCGGAGCGCCGCTTCTACGCAGTCTCCGAAACGAACCTCCATGATAATTTCCTCCTTTTGGCTTTGCATGCATTTTTCTCTCTTCCGTTTCGCGGACTGCTCTATGCGATACATTGAAACAAAGGCAGCCTGCCGCTCATGAGAGACAGGAGGCGGTTCGATTCCGCCGTATCGCACCGTATGGCGCATGGACTAGACAACCCGCAAGGCCGCACGTGCAACCTCCCGTGCCAAGAAAAGACCTTAGAATCCTTGCCAAGGTGTAGCTTTCCTGACAGGATGTGCGCCAACCAACAGCCCCGGCGGAGAACCGGAGCTGTTTTTATATGGCCGCCTGAGCGCAGTTTGGAGCGCGGCGCGTGTGTGTAGACACGGCTGGTTCGATTCCAAGGGCGGCTTTTTACTCTGGTAGCTCAATTGGCAGAGCGATGGTCTCCAAAACCGTAGGTTGCAGGTTCAAGGCCTGCCCAGAGTGCTTGCGTGCCCTATGAGGGGGCCGCGCGATAGCGGGGCATCTGGCCGCGAAAGTTCCGGATGCAGCAGCACCCGCCCGTTTTACGCCTGTCCGTCAAACTGAATGCATGGGTGCTGCTTATTTTTTTGATATCTTTGCCGTTCGGTTTTCCGGGCGGCTTTTTATTTGGAGAAAAAAGATGATTCAGAAAGAACTGCTGAAAATGCCGGTCTCCGATCTGGTGCCGTATGAGAACAACCCTCGCGTCATCTCACCGGAAGCCGTGAACGCCTGCGCGGAAAGCATGCGCCAGTGCACCGCGCTGGACCCCATTGAGGTGGACGAGAATAACGTCATCCTCAGCGGACACACCCGCCGCCTCGCTCTGATGCAGCTCCATGTGGACACCGCTGACGTGGTGCGCTACACCGGTCTGACCGAAGAGCAAAAGCAGAAATACCGCATCCTCGCAAACAAAACCGGTGAAATGACCGGCTGGGACTTTTCCAAGCTGGAACAGGAACTTGCCGAGGTTGATTTCGGAGATTTCGACTTCAACTTCGACAGCGAGGCACCGGACGATATCTTTGACGATTCGACCGACCTTCGCAGCGAGTATGACGAGCCGCACGATGACAAGCTGATTTGCCCCTGCTGCGGCCACATCGACCTGAAAGCCAAGTTCAAAAAATTTGAAGGAGTCGCTGGAGATGAACAAAACGGTGAGGATTGAAAATATTCCTCAGTGCTTTGGAAAACAACAACGCTCGTCTGGATGAACTGGGGTCGATGCACTACAACCTGATGTCCTACTACTACATCCCGAAGAACCCCAAAAGAGCACTGGGCATCATCGAGCAGAGCGAGCGCATCATGATAGATTCCGGTGCGCACACCTTCCAGAAGGGCAAGACAAAACTCAACTGGGAAGAATACACGGAATCCTATGCGCGTTTCATTCGTGAAAATGACTGTAACAAAATCGTTGGTTACTTTGAGATGGACGTGGACAAGGTCATCGGCCTTGAGCGCGTCATAAAGCTGCGTAGACGGCTGGAACAGGAAACGGACAAGATTATTCCTGTCTGGCACAAAGGGCGCGGAATAGAAAACTTCTACCGGATGTGCGAAGAGTACAGCGGCAAGGTCGTTGCAATTACTGGGTTCAAAAATGAGGACATCAAAGATGACCAGTATGCGCAATTCTTGAAGATAGCGTGGCAGCACAACTGCCGTGTTCACTGTCTGGGCATGACCCGGAAGGACATCTTGAAGAAGGTTCCCTTTGACTATGTGGATAGTTCCAGCTGGACGCAGGGCGTTCTATATGGCCGTTTGGGAAGCCGAAAGCTGAAAAACGAAGATACTGCCGAAAAACGCGCCGTCATGCGGCAACGGCAGTGGGAAGCTGCATATAAGGAGGCAATGAAGATGCAGGAATACTACGAACGTTACTGGTTTACTGCAACCACCCGACTGAAAAATTCTCTGGGGGGGGTACTGATTATGCTGCACAGTAAAATCAAGCCCCTTATCTATGCCGCCATGACTGCGGCCATCTATTATGTCCTGTGCGTGGCTATCGCGCCCCTGAGTTATGGACAGATTCAGTGCAGGATTTCCGAGGTTATCCTGCTGTTCTGTATGCACAACACGTTCGCAGTCTATGGTTACACCCTCGGATGCGCACTGGCAAACCTGACCTCCCCGCTGGGCATCCTTGATGTCATTGTCGGTTTTCTGGCAAATCTGATTGTCGGTTCCTTCGCTCGCAAGTGCGGCAAGGCGCTGCCGACTGTCCTGTTTGGCGCTGTGTTCAACGGTATCGTAGTAGGCGCAGAGCTGTCCATCGTGTACGGTTCTCCGTTCCTGCTGAATGCTGTGTGCGTGGCAGCGGGCGAGGCTGTTTCTCTTTTGGTGGGCGCTCTGCTGTACCATCTGGTGGGCAAGCGCCTTGAAAGCATTTGGAGGTGAGTTGCGATTGGCCGCAAAGGTAAGTTTGAGCAGTGGTTAGAGCCGGAAGGTCTGGCACTGCTTCGCGGATGGGCAAAAGACGGCCTGAAAGACAAGCAGATTGCCGAGAATATAGGCTGCTCAATATCGACCCTCTGCGAATGGAAAAACCGATTTCCTGAATTTTCGGAAGCACTAAAAAAGGGCCGGGACGTTGCGGACTACATCGTGGAGAATGAGCTATTCCAGAGCTGCCAGACGCGCACTGTGACGGTCAAGAAGCCCGTCAAGGTCAAGACCGTAAAGGTAGACGGCAAGAAACGGCTGGAAGAAGAACGCATTGAGTATGCGGAGGAAGAGGTCGTTGTCCCGGCCAACACCACGGCACAGATATTCTACCTGAAGAACCGGAAGCCGGACAAGTGGAAGGACAAGCCACAGGAGAACACGACCGAAGCCCAGAATAACGATATGCAGACCCTTGCCGACTTGCTGCAACGGCCTGTTCCAAACCGCGATATCAAGGACTTTGAAGAATGAACATTCCGGCTCCATTTTCTGAAAACCAGATGCGGTTCTTCTGGAACTGCTTCGACCATTGGTTCAACGTTGCAGAGGGCGGCAAACGTGGCGGCAAGAACGTGCTTATTACGATGGCGTATTGCACCATTCTGGAAAAGCATCCCAGCAGAATACACCTCATTGCGGGTGTGTCTACTGCGACCGCCCGGCTGAACATTCTGGACTGTGACGGCTTTGGCCTGAAAAATTACTTTGAGGGCCGCTGCCGTGAGGGCACCTACCAGAACCGCGACTGTCTGTACATCCAGACTGCCACCGGCGAAAAGGTGGTGCTGGTGTCTGGTGGCGGCAAAGCCGGTGACGAAAAGCTCATCAAGGGCAACACCTACGGCACCGCGTACATCACCGAAGCCAATGAATGCAGCGAAACTTTCATCAAGGAAGTATTCGACCGTACCCTGTCCAGCCCGGACAGAAAGGTATTTCACGACCTGAATCCCAAGGCAGAGGGTCACTGGTACTATGAAAATATCCTGAATCTGCACGAAAAGAAGCAGAACGAGAACCCAGAATACGGCTTCAACTATGGGCATTTCACAATTGCCGATAACATGAGCATTTCGGACGACCAGCTCCGGGCTGTGCTTGCAACCTACGACCGCAGCACGGTCTGGTATGCCCGTGATATCCTCGGTAAAAGGAAAGCTGCCGAGGGCCTTGTATACCCTTTCTTCTCCGCCGGGCAGGACACCTACCTCTTTCACGGTGATGCTTCCCACATCGATGGGCAGTTTTACGTGTCCATCGACTACGGCACGCACAACCCCTGCAGTATGGGCCTGTGGGTCATTCATGATGGCAAGGCTCTGCGCATCAAGGAAAGCTTTTTTGACAGCCGTGCCGAGCGTGTGCAGCGCACGGACGAAGAGCACTATGCCGAGCTGGAACGCCTGACCAAGGGCTATTTCATTCAGGCGGTGGTGGTTGACCCGTCCGCCGCTTCCTTCATCGAGACCATCCGGCGGCACGGCAAGTATCTTGTGATCCCCGCTGATAACGACGTGCTGAACGGCATCCGCTGCGTGGCATCCCTGATGCAGGCCGGGCTTGTGACCATTCACGAGAGCTGCGCGGCATCCCGCCGGGAGTTCGGCCTGTACTCGTGGGATGACAAAGCCAAAGAGGACCGCGTCGTCAAGGAGAACGACCACGCCATGGACGACATCCGCTATTTCTGCTATACGATACTGGCCCCGCTGATCCGCTGGGCAGACTGGAGACGAAAATAATGTTTGATAGACTGCTTTTCTGGCTGCGGGAGAAAGCGCGGCTGCTGTTCGGTGAAAATACCACCGTCAGCGCCAGCGTGTCCTACAGCATGGAGAATGCGATCATCCTGTGGGCGCAGATGTACGATACCGGCGGGCCGTGGTGCCACGGCGGCAAGAACGCCCTGCACAGCCTGAAGCTGGCCCAGAGTGTTGCATCGGAGCTGGCCCGTCTGACCACGCTTGAAATGGAATGCATTGTTTCCGGCAGTGCCCGCGCCGACAGCATCAACACCATGCTGCAGCCTTTCATTGCAGATCTGCGCACCCCGGTGGAATACGGCTGTGCGCTGGGCGGCATCCTGTTCCGGCCCTTCCTCGATGCAGAGGGACGCATCCAGATCGATGCTGTGCAGGGTGACTGCTTCTGCCCTACCCGCTTTGATAGCTCTGGCCGCATGACCGGGGCTATTTTTTATGACCATCTGGTGCGCGGCAACCGCATTTATACCCGTCTGGAAGATCACGAGTTTTCCGGCAGCACGTACAGCATCACGGTCAAGGCGTTCCGTTCCATGACCAGTGCAGACCTCGGCATTGAAGTCCCGCTGACCGATGTTCCGGAATGGGCTGCGATCTCGCCGCACACCGAGTTCTCCGATGTAGACCGTCCGCTTTGGGGCTATTTCAGAGTGTCCAGCGGCAATTCCACTGATCGGCACTCCCCGCTGGGCGTGAGCGTCTATGCCGCTGCTGTTGACACCATCCATGATACCGATGAACAGTATGGGCGGCTGCTGTGGGAGTATGACGGCGGGCAGCTGGCCCTTGACGTTGACCAGACCGCCCTGCGGCCCGACATCAACGGCGAGAGCGTTATGCCGCAGCGTGAGCAGCGCCTTTACCGCAACTGGTTGAACGGCAGTTCCGGGGCCAATGGCCGGAACCTTTACGAGGTGTTTGCCCCTGCCCTGCGCGATGAAAGTTATCGTCGGGGGATGGATGCCATGCTCAAGCGGGTGGAGTTCCAGTGCGGCCTTGCCTACGGCACCCTGTCTGACCCGCAGAACGTGGACAAGACCGCCGAGGAGATCAGGAGCAGCAAGCAGCGCAGCTACACTACCGTCAAGGACCTGCAGCGGGCGCTGGGCAATGCGCTGACCGATCTGGTATACTCCATCAGCAAGCTGCTGGATGCCCAGTGGAACAGCGGCGCAGCCGTTTCCCCGCCGGGCGACTGCAACGTGACCTTTGACTTTGACGACAGTATCATCTCCGACCCCAAAGAGCGCAAACAAATGTACTGGGGCTACGTTACCGCAGGCAAGTTCCCGTTCTGGCGGTATCTGGTGGAGTTTGAGGGCTACAGCGAGGACGATGCCAAGGCCATTGCCGCCGAAGCGGCTGCTGAGAACCGCAGCCCTGAAGCCCTCACCTTCGGGGGTGCCTGATGCTGCCGCCGTCTTACCTCGACCAGATGCCGGATGCCTTTGTGCAGCTCTGGCAGCAGGTGGAGGACGAGATTTTACATGACGTGGCCCGGCGCATCGGCAAGATGGACAAAGTGACTGCTACTGCTAACTGGCAGCTGTGGCGCTACCAGCAGACCGAAGCAGTGCGCAATGATGTTGTGAAGCTGCTGGCCCGCTACAGCGGCAAAAGCGAAACGGCCATCCGCAAGCTGCTTTTGCAGGCTGCGACCGAAGCCATGGAGCGTGAGGATGCGATCTATTACCACTACGACATGGAGCCGACCCCTTTTGAAGAGAATGCCGCCCTGAACAACCTGCTGGATGCCGGGGCACGGCAGACCTGCGGCACATGGCATAATCTGACCGCCACCACGGCAAACACCGTCACAGGGGCCTTTGAGCGCACGCTAGACGCTGCATGGCTCAAGGTGAGCACCGGTGCCTTCGACTACAAAACCGCCGTCAAACAGGCCGTGGACAGCCTTGCAGACGACATGCCCATGGTCACCTATCCCAGCGGGCATAAGGACAGCATCGAGGTGGCCGCGCGCCGTGCCGTGCTCACCGGTGTGAACCAGACGACTGGCAAGCTGCAGGTGGCCCGCATGGACGAAATGGGCTGCGAATTTGTGGAGACGACCGCCCACGGCGGTGCCCGTCCTTCTCATGCAGAGTGGCAGGGCAGGCGCTTTCACCGGGGCGGCGCGATGGACTACAAGGGTAAACACTACCCGGATTTTGAAGCCGCCACCGGCTATGGTACCGGCGCAGGCCTTTGCGGCTGGAATTGCCGCCACACCTTTTTCGCGGTGTTCCCGGAGTTGGGCGACCCGCCCCAATGGACGCAGGAGCAGCTGCGGGAGCTGAACGCCCGGAACATCGAGTGGAACGGCAAAAAGTACACCGCCTACGAGATATCACAGATGCAGCGTGCCCGGGAGCGGAACGTCCGCCGCTGGAAAAAGCGGTATCTGGCCGAGGATGCTGCCGGGCTGGACCCTACCGCCAGCGCTGTGCGCCTGAAAGCGGCCCGCCAGAGCCTTGCAGAGTTTGCACAGGCCACGGGTGGCCGTGTGGACAGCGCCCGTGTCAGCGTGCCCAAGTTCGGCAGGAGCGAAGCCAGCAGGGCAAGCGCACAGGCACGGAAGGTGGAGCCGCATAAGGTTCAAAGCACACGGGGTAGCGGCGGCGCATCTGGGCAGAATGGAAAAACCGTGCGTAAAGTTTTGGGAAAGGTCGATACGACCAACACGAAACAGGTTGACGCGCTTAAAAATTCGTTCTGTTCTGGCTATGCAAAATCTGACGTTGAGCATATGATGGTCATTACAAAAGATGGCGAAGTCCATTATATGACCGACAACAATCCCAGAGGGGTTGACTGTTCGTATCTGGGTGGTAAACTGGAAGGTAGTTACAACATTCACACCCATCCACCGAAAACCACGCAATATTCTTTTAGCACAGACGCAGATATCCCCGGCGCATTCGCTGACGGTACTGCTGTCATGGAAGCGGTTGACTACAAATACCGCTATCGTTTTGTTGTACCTGAAAATATCACGTTTGAGCAGTGGGAAGCCGTGTGTGAGGAAGTTCGCGAGGAGCGAAATGCCGTAATGGAAAGCAGAGGGTATGGCTTCGATGATTATGAAGAAAATATCCAGCATGTCATTATTGACGAAACATGCCGCAGACTTGGCTTGAAGTGTTATCACAGGGAGAAGCGAACATGATTTATACTCTGGAACAGATTGACCAGCTCACAAAGGAAAGCGTCCGGCGTGAAAATGTGCTCATTGCTGAATATCGGCGTACACATACAGTCCCCGGCAGAGGGGTTATTTCTACTCCCGAAATTGATGCCGAGCGTGCAGAGCAAAAGCGTCTGTATGGGGAATACCTCAAAGCTCTTGCCAATAAGGATTAACCACCATCCACCCGGACGGTGGTTTTCTTTTGCCCATTTTTTAGGAGAAGTATATGCTTGAAACTTATCTGACCGTAAAAACAGTCTTTCTTCTGCTCAATTTGGCTCTTCTGTTGCTGTACCTCATTCTCTGCGGAATTGCCCTCATTCAAGCCGTTGTTGAACGCCGCAAGTTCCAAAAGACGATAAAACAGCTCGTAGATGACGAGAAAAAACGGCACACTGACTAAAGCGCCTGATTTTAGTTACTATCAAGCACGATGCAGTTTTGCACCGTGCTTTTTTCATGCCGTTTTAGCTCATGTTGGCAGAGCACCGGACTTTTAATCCGGGGGTGGCGGGTTCAACTCCCGCAAGCGGCACCACAGCGGAAGGCGGCGCGTACCCCGTCTTGTCCCGTGCGGAATGAGAACCGCGATACAAAACAGCAGGGACTTATCCACCCAACAGACAAAAGAAAGGAGCACATCGCAAGTGAAACGCGAAGATGTGAGCAAGATCATTCCGGGTATCACCTCGGACCAGCTGGACAGCATCATGAACCTGCACGGCGCGGATATCACGGCCAAGGTGAACGAGATCACCACCCTCAAGGCCGAGAAAACCACCCTGACCGAACAGCTGTCCACTGCAAACAGCAAACTCGAGGGCTACGACCCGGAGTGGAAGGACAAGGCTGAGCAGGCCAAGACCGATGCTGCCGCGCAGGTGGCTGCCCTTGAGAAGGGCTATGCGCTGGAACGCAAGGCTTCCGGCCTGAAATTTTCCAGCGAGAGCGCCCGCAAGGCGTTCCTTGCCGAGGCAAAGGCCCAGAATTTTGCCATGAAGGACGGCGAGATCATGGGCTTTGATGATTATGTCAAGGCTTTCAAAGAGAGTGATCCCAGCGCCATTCTGCCGGACGGCGGCATGGCACGTTTTTCCGCATCGGCGACCGGCGCACCCGGCCAGCCCGCAAACACACATGAGGCCGCAAATGCTGCATTCCGCGCAGCGTTCGGCCAGAAAGGTTGATTCTTATGGCTATTGATGCAATCGCTCGCAATAAGGCTGAGGCCCTGATCCGGGAGCAGCTGGTGAACACCATCCAGCAGGACGTGCCCAAAAGCTCCACCGTCATGCAGCTGGGCACCCGCCTTGCCAATATGACCTCTAACCAGACCAAGATCCCCGTGCTGTCCATGCTGCCGCTGGCTTACTGGGTCAACGGTGACACCGGCATGAAAAAGACCAGCAAGCAGGAATGGGACAACGTGTACATGACCGCTGCAGAGCTGGCCGTCATCGTGCCCGTGCCCGAAGCTGTGCTGGCAGATTCCAGCTTTGACATCATGGGCGAGGTACAGCCCCGCGTCCGGGAAGCCATGGGCGCAAAGATCGACAACGCCATCCTGTTCGGCGGCGAGCGCCCCACCGAGTGGACGACCGATGTTCTGACCCTTGCGGCCAAGAACAAAGTCACCGGCCCCATCGACTACGCAAAGCTGCTGGGCAAGGACGGTCTGTTCTCCAAGGTGGAGGCTGGAGGCTTCGGCGTGGATGCCGTGGTGGGCGATCTGACCGCCAAGGCAGAGCTGCGCGGCCTTGTGGATACCACGGGCCGTCCCCTGTTCCGTTCCGATATGCAGGGTGCCACCACCTACGCGCTGGACGGCGCACCGATGTACTTCCCGGAGAACGGCGGCTTTGATGCTTCCAAGGCACAGCTGATCGCAGGCAACTTCAAGAAGCTGGTGTACTCCATCCGTCAGGATGTCACCGTGAAGCTGCTGGATCAGGGCGTTATTCAGGATCCTTCCACCAAGGAGATCGTTTACAACCTCGCCCAGCAGGATATGGTGGCCCTGCGTGTGGTCATGCGCATGGGCTGGGCACTGCCGAACCCTGCCACCCGCATGAACGCCGACCGCTCCAAAGTCCCGTTTGCATTCCTGACCGCCGCTGCCGTCGCAGCATAAGGAGGCACCATGCTCTACTGCACCTATGACCAGTACACGGCGGCGGGCGGCATGGTGCCAGAAACGGCGTTCGGTGTGCTGTGCAGCCGTGCTTCCCGCATGATCGATGCCACCACCTTTGGCCGGGCCGAGAGCCACGCCGCCGGGTGCGAGGCCTGCCGGGAAGCGCTGGCGGATGCCTGTGCCCAGATCGTCGGCCTGCTGGCCGCTGCATCTGCGGCGGGCGCTGTACCGGGTGCTGCCAGCGTCTCCAACGACGGCTACAGCGTCACCTTTGGCAGCAATGCCAGCGTGACCGCGGCCACCCGGCAGGAAGCCTATGAGATCATCCGCACCGCGCTGGGCAGTGACCCGCACGACCTGCTGTACAGGGGGATCTTGTGATGCAGACAGCTGTTACTGTTGTGAACCTCATCCATGACACCGTCACCGAGACAGACAGGCCGGTGTGCTGGGTGTTCGCCGGTTGCAGCTGGCGGGAATGCCGCTCCACCTCCGGCTCCGGCACCGCCAAGGACCCGGAGCGCACCACCCACATCCGCATCCCGGCCAGCGTGTGCACCATGGGCTATCTGCCCTTCGCTCAGTGGACGGCTCTGCCTGCGGCGGAAAAGACTAAGCACTGGACCCTGAAACGCGGCTGGAAGCTGGTGCAGGGCGCGGTGCCTGCCTTGACCGAATCCGAGTACGCCAAACTCGAAAAAACGCACCTGTGCTGCACAGCGGCGGCTGTCTCGGACGACCGGGAGCCGCTACTGCCCCACTGGCACGTGGAAGGGAGCTGAGACTGTGAGCAAGCCCATTTTTGAACAGCCTGCCGGATATCGCTTCCGGGCAGACGGTGTGCAGATGTCTCTGGACTGGCGGGCAAATTTCGGCGCAGAGAAAACCGCTGCTTTGCAGAAAGCACAGTTCGCCACCGCGCAGAAAGCCGCCGCTCTCATCGACCAGTACGTGCCATTCGATACCGGCACATTGAAAAACAGCGTGAATCAAGCCAGCAAGTTTGACGAAGGCTTGCTGGTCTATAACACGCCTTATGCACGCAGGCAGTTCTATCTTCATCCTGAAGGCGAATGTCTGCACGGTGAAAATGGGTTGCGCGGCTCTTACTGGGGACAGCGTGCTCTGGCCGATTACGGTGAAGCCATTGCCTACATTGCCACACAGGCCGTCACCACATTCTGGGGAGGTTGACCATGTCCGAAGTAAAGCCCACCATTGCCGCCCTGCGGGCATGGCTCAAGACCTGCCCGCTGATCGCCGACGAGCAGGAAGCCACCGGTGCGGCCTTCCGCATTGCCGGACTGGAAGAAGAATCCACCGCCTTTTCCATCGAGGACAGCCCCGGTGATCCCATCATCACCGAGTATTTCTCCGGCTGGGACATGGCGAAGAATTACCTCTTCCTCAGCCGCCGTGAGTACAGCGAGATGGATGCCGTTAACATCCAGAACAGCGGCTTTTTCGAGCAGCTCACCGAGTGGGTCATGCGGCAGGACGCCCGGCACAACCTGCCCGACCTCTCGGCCTGCGGCGGGGGCAAGACCCCTACCGGCATTGCCGTGACAAACAGCGGCTACATCGTCACAAACAGCGCGGGCAGCTGTAAGATGCAGCTGCAGATGCGCCTGACCTACTACATGCCAAAATGAAAGGAGTTTTGATATGACTGTATCTGAAGCCATTACCAAGTCCGGCATCACGCCCAGCGCGTCGTATACCGGCATTGAGACGGCGAACGATTTTGTGCTGGCGTTCCAGATCGAGAGCACCCAGACCAAGGAAAGCCAGTGGATCGTCTGCGCCGACCATGTGAAGGAGCATTCCGGCTCCCTGAACGCCACCACCGAGGATGCTCAGTACATCCGTACCGGCAACGTCACCGAAAAGACCGGCACCCAGCGCACCCTTACCGTCAACGGCGACCGCTGCGTGGGCGATGCTTTTCAGGATTTTGTGCTGAGCCACAAGATCGTGTACGGTACCGGCAGCGATATCATCGTGCCGTATATCTATTTCAGCCTGCGCACCGGCAAGGGCGAGAAAGGCAGTGCTGCAATCATCGTCACCAGCGACGTAGGCGGTGCAGCCGGTTCCAAGGCCACCTTTGCCTGCGACGTGAAGGCCATCGGCACGCCGGACGAGTTTGACTACAACCCCGACACCCAGTCCGCTGCGCCTGCAAAGGCCGTCAAGGGCTGATTTTTTTTCAAACACAGTCCCCGCTCCACACCGGAACGGGGATCTTTTATGCCGTGATTAGTTTTCTCCGGGGCAGAACCGGGGCACGGCTCAACTGAAAGGAGCCAGAACATGGTTATTTGTGGACAGGAATTTGATTTTTCCCTGATGAACGCCAACGACCTTGACCGCTTTGAGGATGCCAACGAGCGGATGCAGCGCCGGAGCGCCGAGGAGTCGGAGCAGTTCCGGCGCGGCGGTGTCCGTCTGGGCGACCATGCACGTGCACAGGCACGCATTGCCATGGACTGCATCGACGAGATCCTCGGTGCAGGCTCGTCCGCCCGTCTGGGACTGGATGAAAACAACATGGCCCCCATCTATGACGTGATCGAGGAGCTGGGCAACGCCTTTGCTGCCGAGAAACAGCGCTATACCGCCAGAGCCGCCCAACCCATGAACCGGGAGCAGCGCCGCGCACAGGCCAAAAAGGGCAAGCACAATCCGCCTGTAAGCTATCCCGCACCGCCTGCCTCCCGGATGGTGGAGCGGGTGGATGCGCAGGTATCCGCAAAGCAGAAAACCGAGCGGCTGATCGATGCCCGGCAGGCTATGAATGCCCTGCGGGATGATCCTGATGCCATGCAGCAGCTGGCGGCATACGCACTGCAGATTGCCGCAGAGCGCCATGTCTGATCTGCTGCTGGACGAGTTGCCCACCCGGTGGCATGGACACGAGATCATCCCGGATTTCCGGCCCATGGTCTGGCTGGTCAACACCTATGTGCGCGGCCAGACAGGAGATGATCCCATCGGTTTTGCGGTCAGCGCTCTCTGGCGTTTTTACAAAGACCCACACTGTTTTCTGAACGACCCTCAGAAGATCATCGATGCCTACGGGTACATGATCGAGTTTTATAAGGCGGGCGAAAAAGCAGCCGAAAGCGCCGCAGCTGAAAGCAGTACCGCGCCCTCTTCCGGTCTTGCCTTCGACTACCAGTGCGATGCCGGTTACATCGTGGCGGCATTCCAGCAGGCCTACGGCATCGACCTGACCCGCGAAAAGGTGCACTGGTTCCGGTTCCGGGCGCTGTTCGCCGCCCTGCCGGAGGATACCCTCATGGCAAAGATCATGAGCTGGCGCACCATGGATCTGTCCGAGTACGAGGGCAGTATGCGCGACCGCTACGCCGACCTGCAGGAGCGCTTTGCCCTGCCGCCGGAGCTGAGAGGGGGTGCCGCCCGTGTCGTTTCGGTCGAAGAGCACGATGCCGCGTTCCTTGCGCGGTTCCGACATTAGCCGCGCCCCGGTGCCCTGCCCCTACTGCGGGCGGGCGCTGCCGGTGTGGGCAGAAAATGCCGCATCCGCCCATGGCCTGTGGGTAAAATGCAAAAATCCCGCCTGTAAGCGGGAGGTAGAGATCAAGTTATAACAGCCTGTGCCCTTGTGCCCGCGCTCCGAATGAGAGGTGGACACAGTGGCAGATTTCAGCATCACCGGTGAAGTAAGGCTGAACAGCGACCCGGCAGAAAAAAGCACCAGTAAGTGGACGGTAGCCGCCGGGCAGATGATCGCGGACTTTGCAAAACAGGCATCATCCAAGCTGGCCGAGGTGGTCAAGAGCGGCGTGGACTACAACGCCACCATGGAAAGCTACCTGACCAACTTCAAGGTCATGCTGGGCAGCGAGGAGGCCGCCGCCACAAAGCTTTCCGAGATCCGCAAAATGGCGGCATCCACGCCTTTCTCGCTGGATGACCTGACCAGCGGCACCCAGACCCTTCTGCAGTTCGGCATTGCGGCAGACGACACCACCGGTGTGCTGCAGCGGCTGGGTGATATCTCGCTGGGCAACGCCGAGAAGCTGCAGACCCTGACCCGCGCCTACGGCAAGATGTCCAGCGCCCAGAAGGTCACGCTGGAAAACGTCAACATGATGATCGATGCGGGCTTTAACCCGCTGAACCAGATCTGTGATGCCACCGGCGAGAGCATGTCCGACCTGTACAAGCGCATCTCGGATGGCAAGGTCAGCTTCAGCGAGCTGGAAGCGGCGGTGGAAGCCGCCACCAGTCAGGGCGGGCAGTTCTACAACGGTATGCTGGAAGCCAGCCAGACCTTCAACGGCAGGCTGTCCACCCTGACCGATAACACGAAGGCTCTGCTGGGGGCACTGTCCGATTCGCTCTATTCGTCGCTGTCCGACCTGCTTCCGGTCGCAAACGATGTTGTTCTGGAACTGACGGATGCATTCACAGAGGGCGGTGTCCCTGCCATGTTGGACACCGCTGCCGAGCTGTTGGACAATTTTGCCGACGGACTGATACAGAAGATACCCGATGCTGTATCTGCTGTTTCTGACCTTCTGACTGAGCTGCTTAATTATCTGGCAGATCATCAGGATGATATTTTTGACACCGGTGTCCAGCTGCTGGAAAATCTCATCATCGGTATCACGGACAGTCTGCCCAACCTCATTACATCAGCGGCCAACCTCATTGCACGGTTTGCTGCCGCGCTCATCTCACATCTGCCGGACATCCTCAAGTGCGGTGCAGCTATGCTGACCACGCTGGTGGACGGTATCATCCGCAGCATCGAAAATCTGGCCGAAGCAGCCCTCGCCTGCATCGCAAAGCTGGTGGGTGTCTGGGACGGAAACATGGACGAGTTCGGCCATATTGGTGAGAACATCGTTCAGGGCATCATCAACGGCATTGCAGGCGTGTGGGGCAAGCTCACCTCGTGGGTGTCCGGCCTGATTGCCAACCTCGTTGGAACGGCCAGCAATGCCGCCACCACCGGCATCGCGTCCGGCGCTGCTTCTGCGGTGGCATCAGCATACAACGGCAAAGAAATGAACCGTGACCAGCGGCATCAGGACGCACTGGCAGGCAAGGGCATCAGCAACAAGAGCTGGACTGAGCGCCAGAACGAAGCAAAGGCCGCAGCGGCCGAAAGCCAGAAAGCCGCCTCCACCATCTCCCAGTCCGCAGGCAAAGCCGCATCTGCTGTCAGCACCTCCGGCAAAAAGGCCAGCGCCAGCACCAAAGCCGTCACCGCGTCCGTAGTCAAGTCCATCTCCGACACGACCACTACCGTGAAAGACGGCATCACCCGCACGGTGGAGACGGTCAACGAGACCCTTTCCAACGGCAAGACACAGCAAAAGCAGGTCATCACCGAGACTTCCCGGCAGATGGTGGATGGTGTGCTGAAGGATGTGAAAACCATCACAGAGGTGGCCGCCGACGGCACCGAGACCGTCAAGCAGACCATGGAGACCGTCCGCGAAACCGCCAAGACGGTCACTTCCACCTTTGAGACGCTGGCAGACGGGGTCAAGACCACCACCCAGACCGTCACCGAGACCCTGACCGACGGCACCGAGACCACCAAAAAGGTCATCACCGAGGTCTACGACGACGTGGTGGACGGTGCCCTCGTGACCATCGAACGGGCCAAGACCATCGCCGCAGACGGCACCGTGCAGGTGGCCGAGCAGATCAAAAAGTCCAGCGCGGACACCTTTGACGGCCTGTGGAAGGAGCTGCAGACCGAAGCAGATACCGGCATTCTGGGCACCTTCGATGACCTGTACACCGCCGTCAAAAATCAGGATTGGCTCTCCGTCGGCAAGTGGGTGGCAAGCACCATCTACGACGGTCTGACTGCCAACCAGAAGAAGCAGGTGAAGTCCTTCGCCCTTGGCATCGTGACTAAGCTCAACGAAGCGCTGGGCGGTGCCCGCGACCAGCTGGTGCAAGGTGCCATTGATCTGGGCGGGCAGATCGTGAACGGCCTGACCGGCGGCTTCTCTGAGGTCTGGCAGCAGGCGCAGGGCCTCGGCTCCACCCTGATAGAGATCTTCGGCGGGCTGAAAACACCGCTGCAAAGTGCGGCTCTGGCCATCAGTCAGGGCATGAAAGGCGGCCTGATCTCTGCATTCCCGGAGATCCTTGCTTCGCTGGGCGGCCTGATCGGATCTATCGGCGGCGCGTTCGTAGCAATGCTGGATGCCATCGCTGCGGCGCTGTTCCCTACCGGCTTTGGCACTCCGCAGGCTCTGCTGATGATCGCAGCGGGCGTAGCCCTTGCTGCCGTCATCGCGGGCATCGTTGCCTCGATCGGCGGCTCTTTCAGTAAGAAAGGCTCGTCCGGGCGCGGCGGCTCTTCCGGCGGGTCCTCCGGCTCCGGCAGCATGGGCAGCGTGGATATCACCACCGGCACCGGCAGTCTGGAAGATGCCATCAACGCCAACACCAAGGCGCTGGAAAAGACAAACTCTGCCCTCGCCGACATGATCCGGCAGGCGGGGGCGCTGGTGCTTTCCGACAACATGCGTCTGGGCGGCACCGTGGCTGCGTCCGGCACCGCACAGGTGGTGTCCGCTGCCAACAGCTACCACCGCGAGGGCGACACCAACATCACCCAGAACTTCTACAACGGCCACGACACCGCCGCCGCACAGCAGCGGGAAGCCCGGTGGGAAGCCGACAAGGCCAAGGCCCGCAAACGATGAAAGGAGGACACCGTGCTTTTTAAGGATCATCTCAAGATCGTGACAGATGCCGGTGCCGTCCTGCATCTGGGCTGGGACTACGACATCCCCTACTTTCTCGACCCGCTCAACGGCATCGACGTGGACTTGAAAACCGCGCAGGGTGTCAATCAGGTGGGCGACACCGTGGAGGGGCAGAGCGTCTCCGGCGTATCCCGCACCCTCGATGTGGCGTTCTGGGGCGCGTATGCGCTGGACAATGCCCGGGCGTTCAGCAAAAAGCTGCCCTACTTCACCAAAGGCACCCTCTATTTTGGCGACCACTACTTCACCCGGTTCGTGCTGCAGAAAACGCCCTACTTTTCCAGCTACACGCCGCAGCCGCGCTGTTCGCTCATGCTCTACAGCGAAAAGCCCTTCTGGTACGACCTCAACGCCGTCAGCAGCGTGCTGGGCGGGTACGAAAAGGCGTTCCGCTTCCCGGTGTGCTACGACAGCCACATCTACGGCATCAAGCGGGACGGCACGGCGGCAGTGCTGCGCAACGAGGGCAGCTTGCCGGTGCCCTTCACGGCCACCCTGCGGTGCGACATGCCGGTGACACACCCCAAGGTGGTGGATCTGCAGACCGGGGCCTTCATCGGCTTTGACCTGACCCTGCAGCCGGACGAGACGCTGGAGATCTACCGCAGCACATCCGACCGGCTGGCCTGCACCCTGACCCGGGCAGGAGTGACCGAGAACATCTTCTCAAAGCTGGACGAGGACAGCACCCTCACCGAGCTGCAGCCCGGCGATAACGTGCTGAGTATGCAGGCCGAGAACGGCTCCGGCTACCTGCAGGCATCCGTGAGCTTTTACCCGATGGAGGCGGGCATCCTGCCCGAACCGCTATGAGAATAGACGTTTTGGACGCAGAGACCCTTGCCCGCGTGGGCTGGGTAAAAGTATGGCACTCCCTCTACTGGGACAGCCCCTATTACTCCGAGGGCAGTTTTACCCTTGAGGTGCGGCCCACCGCCGAGAATCTGCAGCTTTTGCAGGAAGGGCGCTGGCTGGTGCGCAGCGACGAGAACCCCCGCATCCCCATGCGCATCTGCTCCCGCACCAACCAGAACGAGGACTTGAACCTTGTGGTGTCCGGCTACCCGGCCACGTGGCTGCTGACCAAGCGGGTGTCTGCGGTGAGCATCAAGAACCAGAACGCCGAAGCCGCCATGCGCAGCCTTGTGAGCGCCGCAAAGCCATGGCCCCGCCTTGAGCTGGGCACCGAGTACGGCTTTGACACCACCTTTGAAAAGCAGACCTCCGGCGGCAGTATTTTCGACTACTGCCAGACCATCGGGCAGGCCTGTGATCTGGGGTTCCGCATCGTGCTGGACGGCAAGGGCAGCAAGAAAAAGCTGCTCTTCGAGTGTTTCCGGCCCACCTTCGACCCGAACCGCAGATACAGCCCCCAGTGGGGCAATCTGCTGAATGCCGGGTGGAGCTTTTCCGATACCGATTACGCCAACGTGGCCCTTGTGCAGGGCGCTGGCGAAGGTGACGAGCGCGCCACCGTCTGGGTGGGCGATGTGAACGCCACCGGCTCCGACCGGCGGGAAATGTACATCGATGCCCGGGACGTGCAGCCGGAGGACGGCGAGACCGGCACCAGCCAGAGCTATCTGGAAAAGCTGGCCGACCGGGGCGGCGAAAAGCTGCTGGGCCAGCTGCGCACCGGCTCGATCGAGTTCGACGTGGACGATGATACCCTGCAGGTGGGCGACGTGCTGAGCGCCAGCCTGCCGCAGCTGGGCTACACCGCCATGGTGCGGGTAGCCGACATCATCACCCAGAGCGAGGACAGCGGCACCACCCGCACCATCCGGCTGGGTACGCCCACATGGCACAAGACTTAGGAGGACTTTATGGCCGATATCATTACTTACCCCGAAAACGGCATTACCTACGATGCCGACGACGCTTCGGGTTACCTCTCCACCCGCCTGAGCGGCGTGTACAGCGCCGAGGAGGACTTCTCCGTCACAGCACAGGGCGGCCTGAGCGTGCAGGTGAGCGCCGGTCAGGCATGGGTGCGCCCGGCGCGGTTCAAGGGCCGCAGTATCATCATGGAGCAGCCCACCACCGTGGCGCTCACCGCAGCGGACCCTGTGCGCAGCCGCATTGACCGCATCGTGCTGCGCTACGATGCCGCCGCCAAAAAGACCAGTCTGCAGGTGCTGGAGGGCACGCCGGACAGCGCAAGCCCCACAGCGCCGGCCATCACCCGCACCGAGCTGATCTACGACCTCTGCCTTGCCGAGATCAAGCGCCCTGCAGGCAGCACTTCCGTCACCGCCGCCGACATCTACGACACCCGCGCGGACGAGACCGTCTGCGGCGTGATGCGGGACGGTGTGCATGGCATCCCAGCGGCAATGCTCATCCAGATGCTGCGGCAGAAGATCGCAGAGGTGGACAGCGGCAGCTTCTACACCAAAGAAGCCGTGGATGCCATGCTGGCCGTGATCCAGACGCAGGTCGCAAAAGCTGGCGCGCCGACCGAACGTCTGGCCTTTGTCACGCAGATCTCTGCAAACAGATGGGGTTGGAACCAGACCATGAGCTGTGAAGCCACCATTCCTAAAGGTGTGGATTTCATCCGCATCACTCCGGATAATTTCGATTCTCCGTATGTGTTCCAGTTTTCTGCCAATAAAGATTTAAGCCTTACAGGCGGAAACAGCAAGGCGGTATCCGCGATCTGCGCATCTAATGCTGATTTCAAATACACTGCCAGCGACCGCAAGATCAAAATAACCGCCTACGATACCAGTATCGGCAGAACCTGCATTCAGGGATACAAATACGGCACTGCTGCCACTCCCTGCATCGTCTGGACTGAGGGCGACGGCACATCCGCTAAAGACCATAACATCGATTATATCGAGATCAAGGAGTGGTATAATGCAACCAGCTCCGACGATAAGAACACCGTGGAAGCTGTTGCCCGCGTCGTGAAAGGCAGCACGTATACGACCGCCGGCGGTGCCACAGTCACTTTTGCCAGCGACGGCACCGTAACGGCCAGCAAATATTCCGGCACGCTTGTGGGCTACCGGTACATGACGCTGACAGAAGTTTCAGAGCAGGTAGCATCCACTCAATCCGCTCTTGCGGACGCAGACGCTTTGAACCTTGACCAGGACTACCGCCTGACCCTTTTGGAGCTGGGCGTGACCGATGATGAAACCACCGCATAAACAGAAAGGAATGACTACTATGGCACTTTACAACACCTGCAAACGTATGATCGAGCGCGGCCAGACCGCCGGTATGGAAAAGAAGCTGGATATCTTCTACGCCGCCGCCAAGCTGACCGATGAACAGTACGCAGAGCTGACCGAGATGCTGAACGAAAAGACCAGCGCCTGACCGGGCCGTGAAAGGACGTGATACATATGGCGATCAAACAGTACAGTCTGAAGAAGGACGGTGCAAAGCAGCTCTCTCCCGCGTTCCGCGTGCGGGAGTTCCGCTGCCGCGACGGCACCGACACCATCCTCATTGACGAGGGCCTTGTGGTGCTGCTGCAGTGCATCCGGGAGCACTTCGGCAAGCCGGTTACTATCACCAGCGGCTACCGCACCGCCAGCCACAATGCAAAGGTGGGCGGCTCCAAATCCAGCCAGCACCTGCTGGGCCGGGCCGCAGACATTCAGGTGCAGGACACCGACCCGCTGGCCGTTGCCGCCTACGCTGAAAGCCTGATGCCCGGCTGGGGCGGCGTGGGCCGCTACCCGATCAAGGCAGGCCGCGCAAAGGGCTGGGTGCACGTGGACACCCGCCCGAACAAAAGCCGGTGGACGCTGTGAGGGGGACAACATGAGCAAGACTATTTTTATCAGCCAGCCCATGGGCGGCTTGTCCGATGAACAGGTACTTCAGGAACGCACCGCCGCGATCAGCAAGGCAAAGGCCCTGTTGGGTGAAGATGTGGCTCCGCTGGAAACCTTCTTTGATGATTTCGGCCCGGCAGCAAAGCCGCTGGACTATCTGGCCCGGAGCATCGAGTTCCTTGCAAAGGCCGATGTGGCAATCTTTGCTCCGGGCTGGCAGAATGCGCGTGGCTGCCGCATTGAGCACCAGTGCGCCGAGGACTACGGCATCCCCGTGATGGAGGTGTAAGGCCAGTGGAAAGCATCATCTCAGCCATCCTTGCCGGTGCAGTGACCCTGATCGGCGTACTGATCGCCAACAGCCGCAGTCAGGCCGTGACCGACACCAAGCTGGAAGAGCTGACCCGCGAGGTGCGGGAGCACAACAATTTTGCCCGCCGCGTCCCCATTTTGGAAGAGCAGATGAAGGTGGCCAACCACCGCATCGCTGATTTAGAAGCAAACGAACACGAAAGAGAAAGGAACTGATTATGAACGCACACACCTACAACGCCCCCACCATCTCCGCAGGCACCATTGCCCGCACCGCCTGCCTGCTGCTGGCCCTGACCAATCAGGTGCTGTCTGCACTGGGCAAGCCCGTGCTGCCCATCGAGAGCCAGACCGTGGAGCAGCTGGTTACCGCTGGCATCACCACCGTGGCCGCGCTGGTGGCATGGTGGAAGAACAACTCCTTCACCACCGCAGCCCTTCAGGCAGACCAGACCTACAACAAGCTGAAGGCACAGGGAAAGTAAGCCGCCCTGCCCAAAATAGCCATACATAGCAGCAGCCCCGGGGAGCCTGACGGTTCCTCGGGGCTGTTTTTGTTTGGCGTGTTTCGACGCTTTACGACGCATATCGACGCAATTAACAAATTTCAAGTGTTTTTCGGTTAGAGTTGACGCAAAGAAAGGATGTGTCAACT